CGGGGCGAAGTTGGCGATTTGCCCTGCTAATACTGACAAGTCGAAGGCGGCATGCTGGGTTGGGAAACCATATAAGGCGAGTAACGGCGAAATGTTGGGATCTGTGCATCTTCCGAATGGTGATGCACGGCCTGCATGGGCCACATATGCCAGCTTTGAGTTTCATTTGGCAAAAACCGGGGCTATCAAGGAGTTGCGTGTGACGACGATTGATAGCTCTGATCGGCTGACGATCAGAGATTCGATAGGTAGTCGCTTTGGTGTTCCGAGCATGTCAACGCTGCAGGCCGTTGGCCAGGGTTCTTCAATTTGGGCGCGGAATGACATCTACATATCGCTGCTTTGTGACAACAAGTGCTGGGTTGAATTTCGGACCCCCGAGGCGCAAGCTGATCGAGAGAAGCAAATTGCAGACCGGGCGAAAAAGAATGCCGAGAAGCCGCTGACTCCGTAGGTTTGACGACTTTGCTTGTTTTGCCCTGAGAGGCTGGCTACATTGAGGGCGCGACCACTTGCGTGGTCGTGTCTCCTTGATCGGTCTTTTATTTTTTTCATGACGATCAATTAGGGCTCGTGCGGGAAGGTACGGGCCCTTTTTTTGTGCCAGTTCCCCCCCTTTTTTTGTCTGCTGTGAAGCCCGAGCATGGGCACCATGGCAAAGGACTGGACGGCTCAACTTACGACGGTGAATTTTCGCTGTGACGTGTGCAAACACGCCTGGGAGGATGAGCCCGATTTGATTGAGGACGCGCCCGAGCTGGAGCACCACCCTTACCGCTATTTTGGTGATTGCCCGGTGTGCCATGCCGAGCGGCAACCGCAGGCCGCGTGGGCGCGTGCCTTGATGAAGGCGCACCAGGCATCGACCGGGCCGCGCACGGCCGAGGGCTTGGCCAAGGTGGGTAAGAACCTGGAGGGGCACCCAAACGCTGAGGCGGTGCTGCGGACTCGCTTCAACGCCATGAAGCACGGGATGGCGGCGAAGACTGCGACGTATTTCCCTGCGCGGCCGGACAAGTACTCCTTTTGCGAGCGCTGCGAGGTGAACCGCACCTGGTGCGCTGCGCAGGCGGCCTGCGTGAAGCAGACCGAGATTTTCATGCTGCACCACGCGGCGTTTGAGAGTCGCAACCCGCGAGTACTCGCCGGGCTGCATGCGGATCTGCAGGCGGGGTTGACGGCCATGCTGCAGATGCTGATGCAGCAGGTGCTGGGGGATGGCGTGGTGATCACCCAGCCGCGTGTGGAGCTGGACCGCGAGGGCAACAGCCAGACGCTTTCTTACCTGGCGGAGGACGGCACCCGCAAGTACATCTACGACCGGCAGGCGCACCCGGCGCTGAAAGCTATTTCTGATTTTGTGAGCCGCCTGGGCTTGAGCATGGGCGACCTGGGCATGACGGTGCGCGCGGCCGACCCCGAGGAAGACGAGCAGCACGGCGTACTGAAGCTGGACGACAAGACGCGCGAGACGCTGAGCGACTTCAACGCCCGGATGCTGGGTGTGATGAATGGCGCGCGGGACATGCTGGCGGCGGCTGACAAGGCGACGAAGGAAGACCCGGTTTTGGTTGCGCATGAAGCGCGGGAGGGGAAGTCGTGAAGTTGGACTTGGCCAATGGTTGGACTTTGAGTGTTGTACCCGACTTGGATGACGTCTATTGGTCTGCAGCTGCGTGGCCCACAGACGACCCTGAAGTGGCCCAATGGGAAGACAGGCGATGGTTCGTATTTCCGTTGGGCGGTATCGAGTGTCGGATTGCCAACATTGATGCACTGATTGAGATTGCAGAACTTGTTGCCAAAGCGGAGCGGCCCACATGAGGTCAACCGCCGCAGAACGCCGGAAATCTTCGCTCGTTGCCGAGCGGGAGATCATGCGGTTTGCGGTGCCTGACCCGGCTACTGGGATTCGGCCGCATGCGCTGTGGCACAAGCATATCCACAACGTGGAGCTCGACCCGATGCAGTGCCTGAAGATGGCCGAGATGGATCTGCACCCGAACACGGTGGACTACTCAAGCCGCCGCACGGGCAAGACGGCTGTGAAGGAGATTTACATCCTGGAGCAGCTGGCGACCAACTCGCACCAGGAGTGCGGGATTGTTGCCCCGCGTATGCAGCAGAGCCAGAACAATCTGAACTACCAGACGGATGCGATCAAGCGATCGCCCGTGCTCAAGGCCTTTGTGTACCATGTGAACGGGCGCATCCAGCTACGGGACACGGCGTTTCAGTTTTGCAACCTGAGCAAGAGCAGTGCCTACGGGATCATGAGCCAGATCGATGGCGATTCGATCACGATCGCCAGCCTTGAGGAGACCGACGACATGCCGCAGGACCGGCTGCTGAGCCGCTTTCTGCCCATGCTGGGTGCCGCACGGCGGCTGGGGGTGGACACGCGGGAGCGGAAATTTAAGCCGCAGATCCGTATCAGCGGGGTGTTCAAGGGGGCGGATGTGCTGCAGCGCCTGATTGACACCGGGGAGTACCACGCGCTACCGGCGGTGAATGTGCACCTGGGCGTGGCAATGGGCATGGTGGACCCGGAATGGGCCAAGAGCATGCAACTGCAGCAGAGCCCGGAGGAGTACATACGGCAGTTTTTGTGCAAGAACATCAAGGCGCGAAACTGGATCTGGGAAGAGCACATTCGCCGGGCGTGTGCGCTGGGGCTGGAGGCGGGTTTGCAGCGGGCCGAGCCCTTGCCGGGCCAGCGCTACAAGCGCCGGGGGTTGATTGGGCTGGGGTATGACCACACGGGGCATGGCGAGACGCCGGAGGCCTCGAAGAGTGCGCTGGTGATTGTGGAGGTGATGGGCAACTGGCTGACCTTCCCCTACGTGAAGCTGTGGGAGCCGGGGGTGAGTGATGCCACGCTGCGGCAGGACTTGGTGGCGATATGGGATTACTTCCGGCCGGACTACGCCATTGGCGATGCCTACGGGGTGGGGATGATGACCGCGGTGAACGATGACCTGTTTCGCAAAGGCCTTACCGAGGTGAACCGCGAGACGGTGAACGATGGCCAGAGCAATGCCACGAGCTGGGGCATGTGGGCCTTTGCCCCGATGCGGTTTGAGGGGATGACCAAACACGTGATGGCCAGCGCGGTGCGCGAGGCGTTTCACAACAGCCGGGCTGCCTTCCCCTATGTGGACACGGGCTGGGACCAGGAGGACAAGGCCTGGCTGGCGTTCATGCGCCAACTGGGGAACATGAAGGCGCTGCCCACGCAGGCCAGCTACAGCAGCTTTCAGATGGTGGACCAGAAGATTGGCGACGACTTGTTTGACGCTGCCTGTGCCGCTGTGTATGCGCTGTTGACCCGAGGTCTGGCGGATGCGCCGGCAGTGATACAGCAGCGCAAGGCTTCGCGTGAAAGCCTGTTGGGTGGTGATGGTTTGGTGATGTTGCATTGAAGGAAGAACACGATGAACCCTGGCATTTACAACATCAAGGCGCGGCAGGGGGCGACGTTTCGCCTGGCGCTGAACTGGAAACCCGGCGGCGTGCTGGCAGACCTGACTGGCTACTCCGCCCGCATGCAGGTGCGCCGCACGGCCGAGACCACCACCACGCTGCTGGACCTGCAAAGCCCGGCCTCTGGCCTGGTGCTGGGTGGCGTTGGCTGGAATGTGGTGGCCACTGCCACTGCTGCAGCCATGGCGGCTGTGAAGGCGGGCGCTGCCGTGTATGACCTGGAGCTGACGGCCCCTGATGGAACGGTGGTGCCGGTGCTGGCCGGGCGCTTTGACATTGCCGCTGAGGTGACACGGTGAGTGATACAGCCGTCGTTTTAAGTGAGCTGGTGCACCTGGTGGAGATTGAGGGTGTGCCCACAGCGCTGGTGGTGACCGAGCAGGTGGTGGACGTGGTGAGTGTGGCCGAGCAGGGGCCGCCTGGCGCGGGGTATGCCAGCTACACCCACACGCAGGCCATTGCCGGGGCGGTGTGGACCGTGCCGCACAACCTGGGCCGCAACCCCAGTGTGACGGTGGTCGACAACCTGGACCAGCGCATTGAGCCCGATGTGGCTTTTATCGACTTGAACACCGTGCGTGTGACCCATGGCA